TTAATCAATTGGCTCAAGGTGTTGATGAAAATCGGCAGCAAAATTAATTAGTAATGGCGCAACTTTTTCAGCACATCGCATTTTAATTTTTGTGCCAGGCACGGCAAATGACTTGATGCCAATTGCCGCTTGATCCTGGGATGCTGGCCAACCATTTTGACTAATTAATTTAGTAATAATTTTGCTTCATCCTCGGTAATGCCTAAGCGTTGAAGCAATGCTGATTTTGCTGCTGCCTTTGCTTCGGTTTCGGCCAATTCAAGTTGATGTTTTGCCAATTGTTCTTGATATTGTGCAAATTCATCATCATTCATTTCCCGATCAATTACTTCATTAGTTTGAATATTATGTATTCTTGTCATTGGTCTGCTCATTATTTAACTCCGTAAAGTAGAACTGTGCCAGCAGTAAATGTGCCAGCAGTATTTGTAAATTGTAGTGAGGTGATTGCTGCTCCACCTAACACTTGACCCCAACTTCCAACACCTGTTTGATTGTTTGATGTTGCATCTCTATAACCGCCAGCAACGCTGAATGATATTGGTGTGGTAGTTTGGAAATTATGAAAATATATTGCACAACTATTATTTGCATCATTTGCATATATTGTGCCATTTGTAATAAAAATATCGCTGTTAGCAAATTGTGCAATAGCATTACCAGGCTGAGTTATTCTTGCACCATAGCAATTACCAGCAGAAGCATTTGGCAAGCATTTTACAATGGAGTTTGACGCATTATTGATGCCATAAATTACTGCAAGTAAAGTGTTATATGTTCCAGTAATTGTTGCAGTTGTTGTCGTTGAACCTGATAAAGTAGTTGTTGAAAGTAAAGTCATACCGCCACTAGAAGCAGCTGCCCATTTTACTTTGTATGGTGAAACTGTTGTATCGGCAGTTAATATTTGACCAGTTGTTCCAATTGGCAAATTGTCATAAGTGCCTGATCCAGTGCCCACCACAATATCTCCAGCGGCAGTGATTGTGGTTGCCATGTCATTGGTAATTGTGACTGCGCCTGATGTGCCACCGCCTGTAATTCCAGTGCCAGCGGTCACGGCTGTAATATCACCTTGATCATTTGCAACCCAGGTGAAATCCATGTCAGCGTTTGTCGCTTTACTTAATATTTGACCAGTAGTGCCACCCTTTAAATCAGCCAATGATGTATCCACTGCCTGACCAAAAATTTCAAAATCAGCTGGCAAGTCTGTCACCAAATCTGTTGGCGTTGGCATTTGCCATCCAAAATTGCTTGTTGGATTACTCATTTTTCCTCCTTAAGCCACTATTGTGGCATTTTCCCAATCCAATATTGGTGAAATTGTATTCCACAATTCAGTCCCAGGCACGTCATCCCACGCCATTGATTGAATTGAATATGCTAATGGTGAAAATAGCGGTGTGACTGAAATTTGATTGTAAGCCGCCCTAAATGTCCAACCCTCAACAAAACCTGCAAATGATCCTGCATTCATGTTTAATGGTAAATCAGCAATGAAAACTGGCATTCCCATAAATATGTTTATCAATGAATCCCGATCTGCATCGCTCAATTCAGGATTGGTCAATTCATAAGTTATTGATGAAAATATTGGTTGGGGCTGTTTTCTCAATGCAATGTAAAAATCGGCTTGATCCTGAGCATCAACTTGATGCCTAATTGTGGTGCTAATTATTTGACTTAATGTGCCAAATGTTGCAATTGAATTAATGTCCGATGCGGAAACCTCACTGTTGCTGTTTGATCCATATTTGATTGTAATATTATTTCGAACATCTCCAGCCCTAGTTTGAATTTTAATTGAATTTGCCAATGCTTCATTTGCGGTCAAATCAACATATCCATTGGCAGCCAAATATGCGGTGCGATGTGTTGAATCTGCATAACCAATTAAACCTGATGCATCCTCATAAATGTATCCCAATCCTGACGTTGCCAATGCTGAAACCAATGAATAAACATCAGTGCGACTGGATGCTCTTTGTGCTAATTCATAATTGCCTGGTTGATCAATTTCACCCAATCCAGTGTTTTCAGCATTTTGCCATTGCATTGTTTGGTCATAGGCAGCCCAGGTTTCAGCTGCGGGCACCGCATTCCACTGAGCAAATAAAACTTGACTCAAAATTGTGTAAATTTGATTGCCATCGAAATCATGATTTAAAACGCCATTGGTTAAAGCCTTCGGCAACCTGGCTAATGCACCTAATGCGATTATTGTTATCCTTTGTGCATAAGCCACTTGCCCTGCATCTGATATTGAAACCGCAACATCAACAATTGATCCACCAAAAATTGGAATAAATGTGGCAGTTGAATCCTGCAATTGAACGCTAATTGAATCATTAATTTGTGCAACAATTGGTGATTGATCTAAATTAATTAATTCAATGTTGATGTAACCTGCCTGGGCTTGCTCATAAATATTTGTTCGCCCGCTGGTAATGGTTAAATTTGCCAAAATTGCATCGGTGTAATCAATCCCGGCAATTTCAACTTTCCAAATTGGATTCCACAAAGTCATTATGAAATGCCTTCTAGTAATCCCGCGCCACGTGTGCCCCGATAAAATGAATTGTTCAATGTATCAACCAAAACCCTGGCAGTGGCTTCAGGATCGCCCGCAACGCCAATGTTCACGGTGATGTCACCCCTGGCTTCAGGTGGCAAATTGCGCAAACCCCTTCCAGTCAATTCCCCAGTTGATGTGAATAATGAAGGCATGTCACGCATTCCGTTGATTATTGGTGAATCAATTTTTGGCACCGTTGCCCCGCCTGTCACTGGTGTGAATTGTGATGTGATTGTTGGTGTTGAAACTGATGATGGCACCGTTGATCCCGCCAATGGATTGCCTTGATTATATGTAAAATTTGAGGATGGTTGCCCAATTTTGTTTAAATAACCAATATCAGCACCAGGTTTAATTAAATTAATTCCCCTGATCACGGTGTTTATTGCATCAATTATGAAATTTATGATTGGCGTTACTGCTCCCAAAATAGTGCCAAATGCACTAATAATTGCTGCTGCGGCTTTAGCACCGACATCAACCAAAAATCCAAATACCTTGCCCAATACTGGCAAAACATAATCCTGCATCAAATCAACAAATGATTGGAAATTTTCCCGATTACTTTCAATTGCAGTTTTTATGGTATCCCAGGCGGCTTTAAATTTATTGACTATTGGCACGCCATATTCAAACAAATAACCAATTAAACGTTCAATGATTGGCAGCAATGCGGTGCCAACTGATTCCTTTGCTTCATCAAATCCCTGTTTCAATCGATCAATTTTGCCCTGGAATGTTTCGGCATTGCGTGCGGCTGCTCCACCATAAAGATTGCTTAATGCAATTTGCGTTTGTGTAAAGTCCATTGCCTTTAAATCAGCTGCTGACAAACCAATGCCCAACCTTGCTAATTGTGTGTCTTGGCCTGCATAACTTTTTGCTAAGGCTTCCGTGACGGTAGTTAAATCTTTTCCAGTGCCCTTTGAAATATCTAATGCCAAATTTAATAATTTTTGGGATGCATTAACGTCTTTAGTGGTCACTGATAATCTCTGGAATGCGTTTCTCAAATCATTATCGGCAACGCCAGTGGCCAATTGTGTTTTTGAAATATAATCCTCAGTGGCTTTAATTTGTTCATCGGTTGCACCAGTTGCAGTTTTTAATGCACTGGCCAATCTCAATTGTGCGGCTTCATCCTCAATGGCTGATTTAACGCCATCAATTCCAATTTTGACTGCATAAGCGGCTGCTGCGGCTGCGGCTGCGGCAAATGCCAACCCAACTTTTTTGCCAACATCGCCCATTTTGTCGCCAAATGTTTGCACATCTTTTTCGGCTGATTTTAAATTGTCGGTTAATTGCTTGGTTTCAGCTAAAATTGCAAGTTTTAAAGTGCGTGATCCTGTGGCCATTATGCCCACTCCTTAACAATTCGATCAAATGCGGATTCCCATTGATCAATTATGTATGGTTGATTTTCTCGTAATGTCGGATAAATAAACCAACCCCTGGAACCACGGCCAAATTTTCCTGACCAATTTGGAAATTGCTTATATTTGTTTGATCCAAATTCGTATCCGCCCCATAATTGTTGAGTAGTGCCGCCGCCACTGAATTTTTGCCTGGCAAAACCAATGCTCAATTCACCAACGGCTGATTTTTTGCTGCGGCTCACGGCTGATCCTTCGGCAATGCGATTATCTGCATTGTTTTTAGTCTGCATGGATTTATCAATAATTTTTCCACGCAAATATTCAACCAACGCTCCTGATTGTTTTTTTGATTCGGCAATTGCTTGCTCACCCATTGCATCTAAGGCTTTCACAATATTGCGCAACTCAGGTGCGTCATACGTGAATTTGATCGTATCACTGGCCATTTTGCTGCTCCAATATCTCCACTGCGGTTAAAATTTGTTCAGCGGTTTCCCATTCACTCATTGGAATGTGTGTGGCAATGGCCAACTCAACCAATAAGCGGTTTAGGCTGCCCCGCTCGTATCTTTTGGGTTATCAACCCCCACGGTTACATCAACCACACCATCGCACCAGGCTTCAAATGGTTTGATGGGTTTTGTGGTTGATCGCTTCATGGCGTGATAAGCCAAAAACAATAAATCGCTAATCCCGATTTTTTCCTGGGCTTGGCTAATTATGTTTCCAGTTTCCCGCTCCCATTTTGCCCACTCAGGTGGCTGGGCAATATAGGTTTCGGTTTCCCCATTTCCATATTCAATTTTTATTGGTAATTTCATTTTTTTGCTCCCGATTCTTTTTTATAGTTGAGGGGTTGTCACACATGTAAATGACAATGAAACCGTTTGCGCATCAGGTGCGGTGCCGCCTGCTGATGGGAAAATTGGTTGCACGTCAAATGTAAATGTTGATCCGCTTGCAGCAGTAAATGAAACTGCCAATGGTGTATTTGGTGCGGATTCTGCGGCAGTCCATAATGCATTGCATAATGATCCACCTGCTGGCCAATCGGCCAACATCTCAACGGCAAACGTGCCCTGAGTATCGGTGGTGTAATAAGCCTTGCCATCCAATGTTTGATAAGTATTGATTGTTGATGCAATGGTTAAGGTTGCGCTAGTTGCCTGGGCATCATATGAATCACCTGCAATGGTGAAAGTGATGTCACGGCCAGTTATGATTGTAGTTGGCATTTTTTCTCCTATGGTTGATCTTGATTGTAATAAGTGCTGACTGAAATGTCGGCAATTAAAAGTGATGATGTGTTTATGTTTGTGATTGTTGGGCGTTGAACATCCCCAACCACATATCCATCAGGCATTGCTCCCAAAATCTGAATTACTAATGTTTCCAAATTATCTAATGCACCAGGGTTTGAGTTATACGCCACGGCAGCTGAAATCGTAAAATTGATTTTGACACTTACTGATGAATTTGAAATTAACGTTGATTCCAAATAGGGTGAATCTGGAATAATCACACATGCTGGGGGCAAAATCGCTTCGGGAACCCACCCATAGACCGTTGCGCCAATTGTGCCTAATGCAGTGGCTAAATTGGTGCGAACCTCATTAATTGATGCACTCATTGCGCAATAGTTTCAACATCAATAAATGGTGCTAATAATCCCATTTGTCGATTTATCATTGCACGCCCAGTGCGATAAATTGTTTGCGCAAAATCAACACCTTCAATTTGTGATCCTGGTGCAATAATTGCCTGGAATATGTCAGTGCTTAATCCCAGTAAAGCATTTTTGACTGCATCATTGTTTGCGTAAATCTCTGCCGCACTCGACCCATCAAGCACGGCAAGGCCAGCGGGGATGACTGGTGTGACCACTGAATCAGCCTCATTGACGGATGCCGCAAACATATACGCATCCAATGTTCGGGCATTGGCGGTGTAAGTTGCATCAAGGTCACCACAACCAGTCACAATGACTGATTGACCCTCTACAAAAAAATTTGGTCTGATTGTGTAAAAATAAATAACATTTGATTTGATTTGATAAGAATCAATTGCTGCTGCATTTTGGGTTAGCAATGGCAAACAAATTGATTCAGCACTGGCAATTATTTGATCCAAATATGCATCGGAATATAGGGAATCGCTAACGCCCAGCACGGCACGTAAATCATCGGCATCAATGATGGGCATTAGCAAATCCTTTCATTCGGCTGGGCAATGTTCGGGAGCGACCATTACCCATGACTTAATTAGTTATCAGGTTTGATTCCAGCATGCGCCATAAGGAATTTTTGGAGCAATTGCGGCATAACCATAATAAAGCAAATCAACCGTGCCATCAGATTGAATTGCGGTGCGTAATGTAAAGCGTGGAGATTCATACCATGTCCATGCATTTGGATTAATAACCACCATTGATTTATCACCAGCGGCAGTGGTGCCGCCTGCAACGCCAATTGAGCGGCTGACATAAAGATCAAGCCCTGGAGATACACGGCCACGCAATGATCCTGCGGTGACGTTACCAGCTGCATTTGATGGATTGGCTGCATTGTAAAGCGGTGCGCCATTGTCATTGTAACCCATGATATTTGCCCATTGTGATGGTGAAACCACTAAGTTTTGTGCAAATCCCAATGATGATGAATAAACTGCTGCTGCGGCTTCAGCATTAAATGCTAAAAATCCCTCAGCATCATTTGCATGAATGCTGGCTTGCTGACCAGCACTAGCAATGGTGCCAGTTGCAAATTCATCAGTAACCTTTGCATAAGCAAATTCAAGGTTTTGTAAAAGGGCTGCAATATATTCAGGCCGACTGCGGTCAATCAATTCAACGGTAGTGATTGCACGGCCTTTAAAGGATTTAACTGGCACTGATAAAAATGTGGCTTCCAATTGTGATTCGGAAACTGCATCATTTTCATCAATTTGTGAAACTACTGGCACCTCAGTCACCTTTGGCAATTCAAATGTCATGCCCTCAGTAACTAATGCCTCACGGCTTAATGCATCAATCATTCCACGGTCACCATTTGCAAGTGCATTGATAACCTGGGTTGATTGTGGCGTTGGCACCATACCTGGTGCAGTTGATGTGGTGTTATCGGCTGCACGCACATAAATGCGGGAATCCTCATCACCTAATACATTTGCTTTTAGAAAATGCTCTAAATAAGTGTGTTTGTCCACAATTGGTGATCGTGGCTTTGTGTATGCGACTGGTGCTGATGTCGCTTGAACTGCTGATGCAACATCAACTGATTCAGTTGGTGCAGCAGGCTCAACGGCTTGATTGTCGGTCACTGCGTTCTCCTTCGTGTTTGTTTGATCTGATTCAGAATTTTTTTCCGCTTCAGAATTTTCTCCTTCGGTGGCTGCAACATCGGAAACCTTTGCGGATTTAACTGCTGGCTCAGTTACCAATGCAACACCTGTTAATTCACCTGATAAAACTTTCATTGTGCCATCTTTTTGCATTTCATAATCATTGACGGCCAATTCAATTGAAAATCCATCCCTTAGTCCTGATGCGGCTTCCTCTAATGCATCATTGCCTGCGGTAGTTTTTGCAATTTTAAAAGTTGCATCGATTGATTTATCTGCATTCAAATTCATGCTCAATGTTTTTCCAATTCTGCGGGTGCGATCATGCTCCAGGTTTAGAAAAACATCTTTAGGAGCAATGCTGCCTTTAGCAAACATTACTTTGCCAGTGCTGGCATTTGCAGTTTCATTGAATGCAACAATTCGCCCAGAAATTGTCCTGGCTTCGGAATCAGCTGCGGTGATCTGCATTGGTGTTATCAGTTTCATAGTGCCATGTCCTCCATTTGTCTAATTTCATCAGCGGTTAAAACGCCAATGCGATTCAATATTTCATAAACTTGCGCTCGCTCATAACTTGATCCACGCAAATAAAAATCAAAATCCATGCGTGCAACCTGGGATGATGGCGTAAAGTCCGGCATTGATAAACGTTGCTCAATTGAATTTGCAATTGGAATTAATGAAAAATCACGCAATGTTCGCAATGCGGTTGTCGCATTTGAATAAGTCATCGATGATCCAGTTTCAGCATCAACAAAATATGCTGGAATGCCAATTGCCCTGGCCAATTCGGTTGCAATGTATGAACGTGCTGCCGCCAATTGTAATTTTTCAGGATCAAATCCAATTTGCTCCATGGTTACATCCGCATTTAAAAATGCAGTTGAACGGTTACGCCTTGCAATGCCCCATGAATCTAAAAGTTTTGCAATTCGATCTGCTGGCAATGCTGATCCATTTGATTTCAAAACCATTGATGGAATTGGCTCCCTGGCATAATTTGCTGCGGCTCGCTCCAACTCAGCACCAGTGCGAATGGTGCGGCCTGCTCGATTTAATAAACCTTCATCATTACCATAAAAAACCACCAATGATCCAACTCCACTGTTAGGGATCGAATAACCATCAATTGTGTATCCTATGATTTCAGTGGAATTGGAATTTAATTGGGCTGCAACTCTAGTTGGTGCAATGCGTTGCATTGATCGCACTCTAAATGTATCTTGATATAATTCCGTAATTTGAAAATAACTGTAACCGTAGAATAATAAATCCTCGGCACACCATACCCAACTTGCTGCACCTGGGATACGTGGATCAGGATCATTTATCACACGTGGCGCATCAACTCGCATTCCAGTATCTCGATCCCGAATAACAATTGGAATTGATGCAATTGCGCTGCAAATGATATTTCGTGCCCTGGCAACCGTTGGGATGCTCATGGCTTCTTCACGTGTTGCAGTATTAAATCCACCCAATGGATTAAAAATTGAATCCAATGCCTGCACTGGTGCCAAATTTGATGCGGCAACATCTAGGGATGGGTCAGCCAGTTTTGTATTTAGCTGAAATCGATCAAATAATCCCATGTGATCATTTTTTCAGGGAATTACCACTAACCGATTAAAATGTCCACATCTGTTGATGGGCGTGTCGCAAAATGCGCAACTAAGGCACTGGCCACCGCTGCACAAATTGCGGATTGTGATGCCCTGCGGCCAAATACAAATCCCCCATCGCCCCTCGGCAATTTAACCGCTGACAATATTTGCAAATTCAACTGCTCCTGATTTCGATGCCGCAAACGCCCACTATTAATGCTTGAAATCAATTCATCGCACGCCTGCGGATAAAATCCATCGGCTTCCATGACTGGAATGCCTGCTGGCCGCATACGATCAGCCACCGCTGCACTGGTGCGCTTTGAATATAACAAATGCTCAATTGGATATTTGCGACAATAGGCAGCGGCATCATTTGCAATGGCTTTATCGTCCAGGCTCAAATCATTTTGCCAGGTGTGCAGCAATTTGATCAAAAATTTATCATCGCCAATTTGCTGGGCTGCAACCAATGCAGCATGTTTGCGATCAGGTGAATGATCCATCGCCATCCACGTGATTTTCTCAGGATCTAAATCCAACTCAGGGGATTCACATGCTCGCCATTCAATTTCGCCAATTGCTGCGGTTATTGTGGCCACCCACCTAGACAAAACCTCGGTCATAACTACCTCATGAGGATCATTTAATAATTGCTCAATGTTATCTGCATGAATTGTGTGGCCTAATGCTGGCACGGCTGCAATTATGTTTTTTGGATCAGTGACATCATCATTTGGTGCTGACCATTCAAAATAAGCAATGTTGTCTTTAGCACCTGCCGCTGCTGCGATGCCCCGATCACGTAGCTGATTTAAAACAATTGAATGTTGGTCACCTGCGCTGGAATAGGCCATAATCATTGGATTTTGTGCAGCAAGTAATGAATAGCGCAAGGATGCAAATGATTCCAAATCATGCTGCTCACGCAATTCATCCAAATGCACGGTGGTTGGAGATGTGCCACGTGCAGCACTGCCACCCGCTTTAATTGCAAACCGATTGATTCCAGACTTTCCCTGCACCTCGATTTCCTCATTGCCATGTGACCATTTGATCCGCTTAACCTTTTTGGCCAATTCATCATTGGATTCAATTAAGCCAACCAGGGTGCGAAATTGCTCCAGGGATGTGACTAATCGATGGGCTGATGAAATTTGCAATGTTTCATCAAACAAAAACATGCCTGCCAAAATTCTTAAAAGCATCAAGGTTGATTTGCCTGACTGACGGCTAACAATTGTGCAAACCAATGGCGTTGCATATTTTCCATTTGGTAAAACTTTATGCGAATGCTCCAGCACAAATTTTTGCCAGGGCATTAAATCAATATTGATCATTTTGGCAAAATCAATTATTTCTAAGCCCCTGGATGGCAAATCATTCAATGGCGTGTGGATTCTAGGGGTCGGGGAGCCATAAGCCCCTGCTAATGACGTGGCAAAATCCGATTTCAACCCGATCTCACCGATTGCTCCAGGATCACTACTGATCACCGCCTGATCGCCCTTAGTCATGACTTATGCTCACATTTTTGGGGATATATAAGCCCT